CATATCCAAACGGTTCGGATTTGAAAATCTCATAATATTCTAGATATTTTCTTCCCTCTTCGGTTTTCTTCATGTTTCTAATCGCGAAGTCACTAAGTTCGTAGGCCATTACGTTCATCCCTTTATAGTCTTATTTTTCATCATTTTCTAGTTCCTCTATCCATCGGACTGCTATCGCGGCAACTTGTACGAGCTCCATTCTTAAGTTGATTTTGTTGCGATCGTTCTCCTGTAGTTCCTTGGCAACTTCTCCTACTTCCTCCACCAAAACCGCAAGGCGTATATCCTCCGGAAACTCATGGGTTTCGTTCTGGAATTCTCTTTCGTGTGCTATTCGCTCAAATATCCACATTCGCTCCTCGATTGTTTCTTCGTGTGGTTCCGGCACGTTGAAACTTCCGGCTTCTATCTCTTCGATGATATAGTCCGCTTCTCGCTTGCAGTTGGCGCTCATGTCTTCCCTGATTAGTTTTAAATAGGTCAATAGTTTGTTCCCGTCTATCCTCATTCCTGCACCTCGATTTGGTCAAATTGTTTTTTGGTCATGTCTCGGTTTTTCCTTAGTATCTCGGCCTTAAACCAAAATTTTTTTACTGATTTTAGTATGTTTTCTAATCGTTCTTGGTCTCTTTTTATATTATAAACTTCTATGTGATTGGCGTCAAAGTCCTGCTCTCGCTGGTAAAGCGCGAGCATCGCGTCGCTCATGCTCCATATGTGAAAATACACGTGAATCTGGTTTAGGTAGCTTTCCATATTTGGCCGGTTTGTAAATGTCTTCACCTCTAGTATTATCTTTTTGTTGTGATCTAGTCCGTCGAGCACTCCGCTTAGTTTGTATTCATGGCATCGTCTCTTTTCGGTCATGAATTGGAATCCTCTTTTTTCTATCTCGTTTATTATGAGTGGCTCCATCTCTTGGCCGTATCGCGTGAATATATTGTCTACTTCTTTTCTTGGTATTATGCCGACCTTCTCTTGGGCAATATTGAATTGCGATCGCGTCTGTTCGGTCATTATATTATGGACTTCGCTCGCTCCGAGATATTCTCCGCTTAGTACTGGTTGCATCGCGGAAACTCCTTGAGCTTCCTCTCGTATATGTATTGGCGAATATAGAAGCGTGGTAATTTGGTTATACGTCTTAGCTCCGAGCATGTCATTTTTCGGTTGCTCCATATAAATTGTTGCACCTCTTTCGGAATCTTATTTATATCTATTTTTAAATTTGGAATTTCTATCGGCTTATATGGTTCATCCGGTTTAGAATTATATAAAAAATCTTCATCTATTCTATATGTCGATTTGCCTATTCGGTTGATGAATCCGCGTTGGTATAAGTAGTTTATCATATTACTGAGCTCCCGGCCTTTCCACCGGAGAGCTCGCTGAACCTCGTTTAGGTTGCTTGTTTTTTCTAGCTCCTGCAAAACTTGGAGTTGTCGCTCTGTGACTTTGTGTGGGATTGGCTTCATAGCGTTGCCCATCCTATAAAATAGGCCGCTGAGAATAAAATTCCAAATGCGCATCCGGCAATAATTGCTTTGATCGTGTCGTTCATTTTATCACCTCCATACGTTTTCGGACTAGTTTATTTAGCTTTATTAAAGCGTTATCGGATTCCTTACGTGTTAGAAGTCCGCTCATCATTAGGCCGAAGACTGACCGCATCATGTTGTCGTATCGTTCCGGGTCTTTTCCAAGCGTCATGCCTTGCTTGTTGAGTTGCTCTTCTAGTGGATCCGCTAATATGGAAAAATATAGCTCGACTTGGTTCATTTCGTGGCCTCCTTGAATTGGTCAAACCATCGTTCCGCCTGTTTCCTTATCCTTTCCGGTGTGTCAGCGTCGCTGATTAGTGCTGTTATGAAGTCGACTCCTGATTCTGCGATCGTCATTGCTTTTTTGTGCATCGCGTCATTTTCGTTTTGCATCTGTTCAACTTCTTTGATTTCCTGCTCTAGCTTTTTGAGTCTTTTTTCTAATGTTTCGTTTGTGTTCTCTACTTTTTCTAGTTTTTTCATTATCATTCCGTTAATGGTCATCTGGTTCACTCCCTGATTTATTGTATTCCCTGATTTCTCTCGGTGTTGGTCTGCTCTGCTCGTATTTGATTCGTTCGATGATCTGCTCATCCCACCGCTCTATCATTTCGGCTATGTCGATATATAGTGGCATTAGGTTGGATGTTTGGGGCTGGTCATCCTCTTGAATCTTTTTTTCCTCTTGTCTTGCGTTGTGCTTTAGCATCCTCATTTTGAACTTTATTTTCTCCGCCTCTTCGAGCATTTCGTTTAGTTCGATTCGGTTCATCTCTCCAGCTCCTTTATTAGTCTGCATAAATACCACTCTGCTTTTTTTAGGTCTTCCACTCCTCCTTTATTGCGGTATCTGGATACATATTTTAAAATATTTCCTTGAAGGTATCCTTCGAAGGCCTCCGGGCTTTGTTTACTCTTGATGTATTCTATCGTTTCAATGCCTCCGGTTCTGTAGTGCATCGGGTTGATTTTGTCCATTCCGTCGCCTCATTTCGTGAAGTGCTTGCCACTTATATTCGATCGGACATTCATCGTCATTGAAAATTATTTCTTTGAGCTCGGTATCCCTTGCGGTTTTCCAATCAAGCGTCGCATTGTCCTTTTTTGCAGTCATTTCCAAAGGCTTCTTCCTCCTCTATATATATATGGTATCCATTGGCATTGCATGAAGCGCAGGGCTCGATCGTGTTCTCAATCTTGATGTGTCCTCCTCCTTTGCAATCCTCGCATGTTATTTTCTTCACTCGATGTCCTCCTCTTATTTGGTGTTCTCTATCCATATTAAAATGATTAGTGCTGTTAAAACTGCTAGATTCGCGATCACGCTTATTATTGTTACTGTGATTAACATGTTTGCCGTTGCTTCCGTCATACGAAACCATTACAAATTGTTTTATAAAATTTGTCCTTTGTGTTTATCTTGCTTACAACTGTAATATTTCCGCGCCATTTAAGATAATATTTTTCGCTTAGTTTCTCCGCCGCGGCTTGTGCTTGTCCCCATGTGGTGTAGTGTCGTGTATTTACGCTTTCGCCGTTTAGCCTATCGGTTACAATCCCTTGATACTTAATCATTGTTATTCGCTCCTCTTAGTTTTTTTATGTATTCAAGCGCCAAGTCTAAATTCATGAAATGTTTATCTTTCGTGTCGTTTATAAAAACGATATACTCTTTTTTTGCTGTTTTCTTGATCCGGTACTCCGTCGCATTTTTTTTATTTGGGAGGCTTTCGCCTCCCTTGGTCATCCCTGCATCCATCCGTTGACCCACTCGCTTATGTCCTCTTCTGTTATTCCGGTTGCGATATCCTCATCCATCAACTCCGTTTCTCCGAATCCGTTTATTATTTCATCGAGTGTTATTTCATCCCATTTTTTTTGCATTTTGTTCACCTCCTTTGCTTTTCATTTTTTTTAGTATCTCCTGATATCCTTGGAGCTTTCCTTGTAGCCATAGCCATTGCTCTGTGCTCGGTTGGTTCTTTATTTTCTCCATTATTTCCTCAATCTCTTTCTCCAAGTGTTCTATCATTTTTCTTAGCTCCTTTTATTGGTTGTGTTTCAAATCCTCGATGAAGTCCTCTATGTCGTTCCATGCTTGGAGCTGGCCTTCATAATATGCTATTGCGATTGGTGTTCTTTCTTCTTTTGCTTGTTTGACTTTTTCTTTTAGTGTTTCGATTTGGTTCTTGATTATGTTGTTCATTTTGTTTGCTCCTTTTTTTATTGCCCGGGCTTGCCGCCGGGCTCGGCTTGTATTATAGTTTTGCTACTTCTTGGCCTTTGCTAGTTAGGAAGTATCTTGCCGCGCCGCAATATTTTGCGCTTCTTTTTTCGACCAATCCGTCTTGTATTAGTATTTGGAATATCTCTCTTACTTTTTGCGGTTCTAATCTTAGTTGCTTGGCTGTTCTAAGTGCTGTATGGTTTTGAATTCCTGCTCGGTCTATTAAGTCCGCATCCTTTACGCTTGCTAAGTATTTTAGTGTTACGCTTTTTAGGTTTTCCATTTTATTGCCTCCATTTGTTTTATTGCCCGGTTTCGCCGCCGGGCTCGGCTTTTTTTTATATTATTTTATCTAATGCTTCATTCCAATATTCCACAACCATTTGACCTTGTTTGGTGTGTCTTTTGAACTTATCTGCGCTTATTCCTTCTGTGGCTTTTTTGAAGGTTGCTTTTGCGATTTTATTGAATCCTTTTTCTTTTTCCTCTAGTGCTACATTGATGTAAAATATTATTTGCTTGTTTGTCATCTTCATCGCTCCTTTGTTTTTCGGCTATGCCTAATTTTATCATACTATGCTATTATATGTAAAGCATTATTATTTATACTTATGGAAGAAGATTTCAACTCTCGGGTGTCCTTTGTCGAGCTGAAAATCCATGACTCGGGGTAGCGCGAATTTGTCATTGGTGTAGATCCGGCCGCGCTCCAAAACGTCGAGTAGTATCTTGAGGGTGTTGTGGCTGTCTCTAAGCCTCGCGTTCGGGTAGTAGAAGTATAACTCTAATATTACTTTTTCATTTATGATGACCCAGCTGTGCTCATCTCTAAACTCTTCTATCTTCCGGAGCGAATCGGTGAACCAGTCGTTCGCGTGTTTATTTAGGATCCGGATGTTCCGGCCGCGTATTTTAGCGTTGATATACATATGATTTACGCTCGGCGGCATCTTTAGGACTAGTGGCTTCATTTCGTTTCCTCCGCTCATGATCGCAGTCGCTCCTGTTGTTTTTCCGGCATCAGCTCGCCGATTCTCCTCATGGTGGCGTTCCGTTTTTGTTGGGTTTCGTATGCTTTGCAGAAGTGTGCCCGGTCTGCCACTTCGTTTTCTGATTGGCATAGTGTTTGGTATCCCATAGCCTGCACCACGCTCCGTATGTCTTCCGGGAGGCTCTCCATTGCCTCCGGCTCTCTGTAATATCCATAGTATCGGATAGCCTTCGTTACTCGTGCCCACGCTGTGAGTCCGTCGTCTTTTCCGATGTCCTCCATCTCTTGGATCCTGTCGATGATGTCGTGTATCGTCGGTGGAAACTTAGAGCTCCGGATGTGGTTCTTGGAAGCCTCGGCGACTTGATTATATGGGTATTCTTGAAGCATCTCGTGCCATACTTCAAGCATCATCTCTTCTTTGCCGGGTATTATGAATTTTGAATAGGCCACGTTAAATATCGAAAATATTTTTATTATTTCGGTTCTGTTCATCCTCTCCACCTCCATGTTGTTCAAATAGTTTATGCAGTCGGTCTTGCGTCTGTTCAAACTCGGAGCGTTTTTTTATGTTCGGCTGGTTCAAATATCCATCGAATTTGGAGCCAAATAGCGTGATCGGCCTCAGGTACTGTTGCATATCGCTTCCGCTCCATTCCTCCACCTTTTTATCGATGACGGTCATGCAGTCTTGTTTGGTGTATCCTTTTTTAAATAGGTTCTCTATCATTCTTAGATTCGAATCTATGAGCCTATAGTTTGAACCGCTTTTTAGGTTCAAATAGGATATTATCTCTTCCTTGTCTTTACTAACCTTATCTAAATCTAATCTATTCTTATCTAATCTAATCTGTGTATCCAATTTGTTGCTTTTTTGTATCCTTTTTGTGTCCATTTCGTCTACATTATGGATACAATTTTCTATCATTTTGGAGTTGTTTTGTGTCCGCATCACCTCCGCCTTTGTGTATTCTCCGTCTAATTCTGTGATCGTGCTCATCTCGGATTTGTATATAGTGGCTGTGTACCTATCTTTTTGGATGTAGTTGTTAAGTCTCCAATGCCGTATCACGCAAACTCCCGTATCAAATGGTATTATGAAGCCTTTGGCGATTAGTATCTTGATGTCATCCTCCGAAGCTCCTATCATTTTTATTATTTTTTTGGGGCTTGCGATGAATCCGTCGTCGTCTGCTCTCATCCCTAAATCATAGTATAAAAGCCTTGCTGAAATCGGCATGTCGATGAATGCGTCGGTATCTATCACTTTTACTGAAAACATTCTTTTTTGAGCCATCATTTCGCCTCCTCTATTAGTCTTTTGAGTTCCTCTTCCGGCACTCTTATATGCCGCTGGTCTATCCGGACATACTTCAACCGGCCTTCGGCAATCCATCTCCGGATGGTTATTTCGTGTTTGTTTAGTTTTTCTGCTACTGTTCTAATACGGTATAGTTTCATTGTGTTGCCTCCTTTTTATCTATTATATCATTGTTATAATTATATTGAATAGGCGCCTCCATAAGAAGCGCCTTTTGGTTATTTGTTCAGGATTCTATCTAATTCCGATTGTGTGATCCGGACTGCCTTGGTTCCTATCCTTATGAAGTTTAGTTGTCCTCTGCCCATCCATTGCCGGATGGTTATCTCGGCCATGTTCAAAATCTCAGCGACTTCCTTTACTGTATATATTTTTTCCACTGTGGATCCTCCTCTTCTCTTCGTGCCATAGCTTCCAAAATATTAGATAAAATCTGTTGTGTTTTTTCATCCGAAGTAGTGTGTCCAAAATCCTGCCATATATAAATAGTTTCATTTCATTTCCTCCATTCGTCTGGTTCTTTCGCGATCTGTCCGGATTCCCTCTTTATAAGCCATGCCTTGAATCGTTCCGTCGAGCCAAATGTGGCAATAAATGCATGTATGCAGGATGTCATCTGGTGTTGTCTTATGGCCGATACGGACTCGGCTGGTCACGTGTGCCATGTGTTGAGCTCTGTCCATGTCGCATATCTCGCATACTCCGTTGGAGCGTTCCTTGACCCGATTCCGCACGTCTGGCGCGATGTCTCCTTTTTGCTTCTGTGTCATTTTTATTCTCGTGCTCTTCGTCTGGTCTTGTTTGCTGTACATTCTTTCACCTCTCGTAAAATTTGGCTATAGTCTGCCAAGCTGAAATCTCGGTTTCGATCGCTCTCATGCTTTCCTTTTTTGCCGCGAATAGTGCATCCTGAAGCTCGCGTTGGTGTACTATATCGGAAATATTTCCATGCGCGACTTCCTTGATTATGCTGGCCTGCAGTCCCATTTGTTTCAGCTTCATCATTTCGAGCGCGAGTCTCTTGCGGTATTCTGATTCGGTTGTTGCGCGTTCCCTCGCCGCATCAGCGAGGGTTTTCTCTTGGTCTTGAAGTCGTTTTACTGCTCCGATGATATTCTTCGCCAGCGTCTCGTGTTCCATTTATTTCATCCACTCATCGAGTTCGCTGTTTCGGTTCTTGAAGCGTTCAACGACCAAGTCTTGCGTGTATATCTTTTTGCCGTCTTTCTCATATGATCCGGATTGAATCCTTCCTTCGACTTCGATCGGCTCATCCTTGGCTATTGAATACAGCACCCGGCTTAGTTCTTTGAAT